TGCCGCAGCACCCGAGTTGACCAATGCTGAAAGAATTGCAGTCAAAGACATTGCTGTCAAGGCCTCTGACATGTTGAAGACTGTGCAGACCAAAGATGATCTAGCCAAAGTCAAAGCATTTATCGATCGTGAGTTTGCCAAACAAGGCAACAAGTACATGAGCGAAGCTATGTTTTTCAATCGTGACCGATTAATGGAACAGGCAACCCGAATTTATCACCGCAGGATATCATAAACACACTACCTTAGGACCAGTACTCGTTACTGAATCAAGTGTGCGCCGGCTGCTGGCGCGGGACGGCTGAATTCGCTACTCAGAATCCTGAAAGTGAGCATATACATATTGACTTCTCCTACAGTAACAGTTATACTAACTGACTACTTTAGGAGATTTCTATGACACAGCAAAAAACATTCAACGGCGATCAAAAGATCAAACTGACACAAATCATCAACGAGGGCATGCAAGTGACCCAGGAGATTGAAACACTCACAGGCGGCCTCAATGACACCATCAAGGCCATTGCAGAAGAACTTGAAATCAAGCCTGGCGTGCTGAAAAAAGCTATCAAGCTAGCACACAAAGCTGAATTTGGCAAAGCCAAACAAGATCACGAATTGTTGGAAACAATTCTTGAAACTGTTGGCAAAACACTATAAGTACTGTCTTGAACAGCGGGTCGCTCACGTTACGAGCATGAATCACGGCTTACCGGCCACAAACGGAGAACAATGAGTTATATTGACGCACTTTATGATCGTGAGCACGATCGAATTCATGTGGTAGAACGCCGCAACGGCATTCGAGTCTATAAAGAATATCCTGCCAACTACATCTTCTACTATGATGATGCACGTGGCAAGTTCCGCAGTATCTATGACACACCTGTCAGCAGATTCAGCACACGCAACAACAAAGAGTTTCGCAAAGAAGTTCGCATGCACTCGGGCAAGCAACTGTACGAGTCAGACATCAATCCTATTTTTAGATGCCTAGAAGAAAACTACAAGGACCAAGACGCTCCTGAACTGTACACAGCGTTCTTTGACATTGAGGTGGACTTTGACAAAGTTCGCGGATTCAGTCCAGTTGAAGATCCGTTCAATCCAATCACTGCTATATCAGTTTACTTGAACTGGTTGGATCAACTGGTTACCTTGGCTGTGCCCCCCAAACACTTGAGCATGGCCACTGCTCAAGAAATGGTAGCTGAGTTTGACAACACATTCTTGTTTGAGCGAGAAGAGGACATGATCAAGATGTTCTTGGACTTGATTCAAGAAGCTGATGTGCTAAGTGGCTGGAACTCAGAGGGTTATGATATTCCGTACACCATAAATCGTTGTACTAGAATTCTCAGCAAGGATGACACACGCAAGTTCTGCTTGTGGGGACAATTTCCCAAGAAGCGAATATTTGAACGATTTGGTGCAGAAAAAGAAACATTCGATCTTGTGGGTCGTGTACACATGGACTATATGCAGTTGTATCGCAAGTACACTTACGAAGAACGGCACAGCTACAGTCTGGATGCTATTGCCGAATACGAGCTTGGTGAACGCAAAACACAGTTCGAAGGCACACTGGATCAGTTGTACAATCAGCACTTTAAAACCTTTATTGAATACAACAGACAGGATACTGCACTGTTGGACAAACTGGACAAGAAGCTGCGTTTTCTAGAACTAGCCAGCGAACTAGCACACGCCAACACTGTGTTGTTGCAGACCACTATGGGTGCGGTTGCGGTGACTGAACAAGCTATTATCAACGAAGCACATGAACGTGGCATGGTTGTACCAAATCGTCAGCACAGAGACGAAAGTATTGACAACCAAGCTGCCGGTGCGTATGTTGCGTATCCTCGAAAGGGCATGCACGAATGGGTAGGATCAGTTGACATTAACAGCCTGTATCCGTCGGCAATTCGTGCCATGAACATGGGACCAGAAACTGTGGTTGCACAACTACGTCCAGTAATGACCGACAAGTACATCAAAGAAAAGATGGCCAAGAACGGCGGCAAGTTTGCGGATGCATGGGAGGGCTTGTTTGGCAGTCTTGAGTACACCAGTGTGATGAATACTGAAGTGGGTACACAGATCACTGTGGACTGGCAAGATGGTTCCGAAAGCACCCACAGTGCAGCAGAGATCTGGAAGATTGTGTTTGACAGTCATCAGCCTTGGATTCTAAGCGCAAATGGTACTATCCTTACCTACGAGAAGAAGGGTATCATCCCGGGGTTGCTGGAACGTTGGTATAGTGAGCGTAAAGACATGCAGGCCAAGAAGAAACTGGCCACAGATCCCAAAGACATTGCGTTCTGGGACAAGCGACAACTGGTCAAGAAAATTAACTTGAACAGTTTGTATGGTGCAATTTTGAATCCTGGTTGCAGATTCTTTGACAAGCGCATTGGACAAAGTACTACGCTGACAGGCCGGGCAATTGCCAAACACATGGACGCATACATCAACGAATGTATCACTGGTGAATATGACCACGTGGGCAAGGCTGTAATTTACGGTGACACAGACTCGTGTTACTTTAGTGCATGGTCGGTACTGGAAAAAGAAGTACAAGAGGGTCGAATGGAATGGAGCAAGGAAACTTGCATTGCACTGTATGACAACATTGCTGACCAAGTTAATGAGTCATTCCCGGGCTTTATGGAACGAGCATTTCATTGCCCACGCGACATGGGTGCTTTGATCAAGTGTGGTCGAGAAATGGTAGCAGATCGCAGCTTGTTTATTACCAAGAAGCGATATGCAGTCAACATCATTGATCTTGAAGGCAAACGACTGGATGTCGATGGCAAAATTGGTAAGACCAAAGCAACTGGGCTTGATTTAAAACGCAGCGATACACCCAAGGTTATTCAGGACTTCTTGCTAGAAATTCTAAATAAGATTCTAAGTGGTGTCCAGCGTGATGATGTGATTGAACACATTCGTAAATTCAAGTATGAGTTTATGGAGCGACCGGGTTGGGAGAAAGGTAGTCCCAAGCGTGTGAACAACTTGACCAAGTATGGTGCTGCTGAAGCAGAACAAGGCAAAGCCAACATGCCCGGGCATGTGCGAGCTGCTATGAACTGGAACAACATGCGTAGAATGAACAGCGACAATTACTCAATGCAGATTGTGGATGGTATGAAAACTATTGTGTGCAAACTCAAGAGCAATGCACTAGGGTGGACGTCAATTGGTTATCCCACAGACGAACAACGATTGCCTGCCTGGTTTACTGAGCTGCCATTTGACGATGGTTTAATGGAAGCTACTGTAGTTGATCAGAAAATTGACAATTTGCTCGGAGTACTGGATTGGGATCTGGTGTCAGCTACCAATACAGAAAACACATTTACTAGTTTATTTGCATTCGAATGATCCTAAGTGAAGTTGTAAAATTCAAGAACTTGCTAGATGGCATGAGCATAGATCCTGCATGTCATGCAGCGGTACGCCATCTAGCAAGTATCATGCACGTGATCAACGAGCAGCATATTCGTTTGGCTAATGTAAACGAGGATCTAGCAACTAACTTTGAACGAGTTAAAGAATCTATTGCTTCATTTGATGCAGTTGTTATGGACCTCAATCGCAAGTTACAAACCATGATTGATACTTACGAACCAGCTTTGTATCAGTCAAGTCTGCGAGTATACGAAGAAGAAATGCGTTATGAACCTGATAACTATATTCTTGATCGTAGACTAAGCATTGATCCAGAAAGCAATATTGTACTACGCGGCAGGCTCAAGGGTTATACTGATTGGAGATTGCCAGGCATGATCATTCGTCCTGGCAGAGAAAATTTCATCGAAGATTTAGTGCCCTTGGATCCGTTGTATCTTGTAGATCATAATACTCAGCTGCTGGAACCTGCAATATCAGCATTTACTCCCGAGTATCAACGCCGACTGCGTCCATATGCAGTAAATGATTATCAAGGATGGCCGGCTATGCGTCAGTTGCCCGACAATCAGTTTGGCCTGATATTTGCCTACAACTATTTCAACTACAAACCTATCACAGTGATACAGTTGTACCTGGAAGAAATATTTGCCAAACTTCGGCCAGGCGGCGTATTTTTGTTTACCTACAACAATTGCAATCGTTGGCACGGTGTAGCACTAGCAGAGAAGAATTTTATGAGTTATGTTCCGGAGCATAGACTTCGAATCATTGCAGAAAATATTGGTTATGAGATCACTCATACCTACAACGGCCAAGGAGATGTCAGTTGGTTGGAACTAACACGCCCTGGCCAAATTGTTTCACTAAGAGGCGGTCAAAGCCTTGCCAAAATAATTGCAAATGCGCAATAAAACCTATATACTAACACACAAGGAGAATTTATGAGAGATTATCTATCGGACTTGGTCCAACACACACATGATCTGGGCTGCATTAGCTTGGTCAAAATTGTCGGTGACGACAAAACTACAGCAATTTCTGGTCTTGCCGAAGACTTGAGCGTGGTAGTGCAAGCAGAGTTCAAGAACCCTGTTCCCGAATTCATGGGCACCTTTGGTATGCCAAACTTGACCAAACTCAAGACTTTGCTCAACTTGCAAGAGTACCGCGAAGATGCCAAACTTTCTATTACCAAAAGAGCATCTGGTGAGCCAGACGGTATTGCATTTGAAAACAAAAATGGTGACTTCAAGAACAGTTACCGTTTTATGGCAAGTGAAATTGTCAATGACAAACTGAAGACTGCCAAGTTTAAAGGCGTTAATTGGCACATTGAGTTTGAGCCTAGTGTGGCTAGCATTTTGCGTCTCAAGATGCAGATGAGCGCAAACGCAGAAGAACCCAACTTCCAAGCCAAAGTTGAGAATGGAGACCTGAAGTTTTTCTTTGGCGATCATTCCACACATGCTGGCAACTTTGTGTTTCAGGCCAGTGTTTCGGGCACACTCAAACGTGCGTGGTCATGGCCTGCTGGTGCAGTTGCCAACATCCTGAGTCTAACTGGCGACAAAGTAATGCGTATCAGCGACGACGGTGCAGCACAGATCACTGTTGACAGTGGCCTGGCAGTTTACAATTACATCCTGCCTGCACAAAGCAAATAATGACCGAGCTTGTACAAGACAATCTAACTGCCAAGCAAAACGACTATGCCGTTTTTCTGCCGGCCATTAGTGGTTTCTACGCTACGTTTGTGGGCAAGCAAAGAAACGAACAGTACGTAGATCCTGCTCGTTTTCCG